CTACCTGTGCCAGCGGCGCAGCCAGTCCGGCTCCGGATCGGTGTTTCGGCTGATCGCCATGCCGGCCAGCAATCCGACCAGTCCGCCGATCAGCATTGCCGTCGAGAAGGTGCCGGGGTTCTGCTGCACCGTTTCCGAAACGCTATGCGCCTGGGTACGCAACTGGCTCGCCGCGCGCGACGCGCGATCGGAAGCGCCGCTGTAGAGGGACGAGGCGCGGTCGGCCGCGCTTCGGTACCAGCCCTGCGCGGTCTCGGCGGCATCCTCGGCCTGTTCGGCAAGCGCGCGGTTCAGCCGGTTCACCTCGCGCTTCAGCTCGGCGATCTGCTTCTTCATTGCGTCTTCGGACGCTTTCGCGGCTCGCGTGTTGCCACGCGACGCGGCGCTGCTGCGCGATGCGCTGCTGCTGCGCGCTGCCGTGGTCCTTGCGTTGCCGTCGGCTGAATTGGCGGTGCTGGTGTTGTCGTCTGCCATCGGTTTCTCCTTTTTGCCTCCTGGAACGGCCAAGGCGTCGCATGGTTCCGCGCCGCATGGTTCCGAGCCCCATGCCCACCCGGCCAGAAAACAAGGCCGCGGAGCGTGCTCCGCGGCCCTTGCTTCAAGCCCGGCGCCCGTTACTTGCCGCAATTCTTGTCGTTGACGTTCGGCTCCATCGGACCGGCGGTCGAATTGTTCGCATCGCCCACCGCGCCCTGCGGGCTGTTCGGGCAGTTCTTGTCGGCGTTCGAATTCATGTCGCCGCCGCTGATGCTGCCGGTCGTGCCGGTGTTAGGCGGCCCCATCTGGTCAGGCGATGGCGTGGCCGGCGTCTTCGGGTCGACGGTGATGGTCTGGCCGCTGCCGCCGCCATTGTTTCCGGTGGTGCCGGCGGTCTGGCCCATCGCCGCCGTGGCGAGACCGATCGTCAGGGCCGAAGCTGCAAGGATCTTCGTAAGCATGATCTTCTCCTCTGTGCGAGACGGTTCGTCTGTCGCGTTGCGACTAAGGGTGGAACCCGTCGGACCAAGGTTGGTTCCGACAAAATTCCCTTCGGCTTTCGGCTGCAGGGCTCGATCCATGGCTGTGGCGAGGCGCGCCTCACCCACAGGGGTCGGGCCAAGCGGATTTGGAGAAATAGGAAAGTTTGCCTAAACCCTATTGCCGGGTGAGGGCAGCTATGCTACTATTTTGTCCATGGTGCTGATTTGCGCCAACGGCCCGCCGCAAGGCGGGTTTTTTATTTCAAGCACTGGCGGGACAGAGGGGCGCGAGGGAACGCCGCCTCATCCATTCCATCTGCACATCGAGGCCTCCATGCCACGTTACGCCACCATCGTCACCGCCGACGACGGCGCCGAGATCGTCAGCGCCATCGGCGAGTTCGAGAGCGCAAGCCTGCCGCTCAGCTCAGGCCGCTCAGGCCGCATTGAGCAGGTTGCGCCCGGCGTGCGCATCGGCATGGTGCGTGGCGGCATGGTCGATGCCGTTGCCGGTTTCGGCTTTCCGCGCCAGGGCCTCGGCCCCTCGGCAGCTCGCGTTGCCATCGCGACGTTGGAGGCAATGACCGCGCCGGCGGCCGACGGCGAGCCCGCCAGGCCGGCACGTGCCAAGCCGCGCAGGAAACCCGCGCGCAAGGTCCGCAAGGCGAAGGCGGCAAAGGCCGCGTCATCCGTCCCGGCTGCCCATGGCTGACGAAAACGAGGCCGGCCGCAGGCCCGCTGGCGCGAAGCGGGCAGGGCGAAAGCCGCAGGCTCGCCGCGTCGATGTTGCTTCGCCCAATCGCCCGAGGCGCTCGCGAAAGACGCTCGTCGACGACTTCGCCGCTGCGTTGCGCGCCGACTTCCGCGCCCATGGCGCCGGCGTCATCGCCGCGGTGCGGGCCGAAAAGCCGGAGCAATACCTGAAGGTCGTGCTGACGCTGCTGCCCAAGGATTTTTCGCAGGATTTCGATGCCGATAAGAACAGTCTCGACCGGTTGAGCGATGACGAGATCAAGAGCCGAATCCGCGGCCTCGAAGCGAGTCTGCGGCCTTTCCTCAAAGAAGATGCCGGCCTCGAAGGAGATGCGGGCGTATCTGGCCCTTCTGGAGGAACTGGAACGGCGGCGGCGCGGCAATAGCCTGGCGATCTACAAGCCCTACGACAGGCAGGCCGAATTTCACGCAGCAGGAGCAACGAACCGCGAGCGCCTGTTCATGGCCGGCAACCAGCTTGGCAAGACCAGGGCGGGGGGCGCGGAATGGGCCATGCACCTCACCGGCCGCTATCCCGACTGGTGGGTGGGCAAGGTGTTCGACCAACCCGTCAGGCTGTGGGCCGCCGGTGTCACCGGCGAAGGCACGCGCGACAACCCGCAGCGCGTGCTGGTCGGCCCGCCACAGCAGCAAAGCGAATGGGGCACCGGCATGATCCCGGCCGACGCCATCGCCGACACGGTGATGGGCCGCGGCGCGCCTGGTGCGCTGGACAGCGTCGTCGTGCGCTGGGGTGGCGGCGGTGACGTCCAGGCCGGCGAAAGCGTGCTCTCCTTCAAGAGCTACGAGAAGGGCCGCGAGAAATGGCAGGGCGAGACGCTGCACGGCGTCTGGTTCGACGAGGAACCGCCGCTGGACATCTATTCGGAAGGCCTGACCCGCACGAATGCGACGGATGGCATCACGATCGTGACGTTCACGCCGCTGCTCGGCATGAGCGATGTGGTGCTCAGGTTTTTGAGCGCGGGCGAGGTGGAGAGGATCGGGAAGGGGTGAGTACTTCCCTTCTCCCATTGTGGGAGAAGGTGGCCGAGCGAAGCTCTGTCGGATGAGGGGTGTTCCAGCTTGGCAACACGGTTGAGATTGCCGCCGCCTCATTTCTTCCAACACCCCTCATCCGTCTCGGCGCTTCGCGCCGATCCACCTTCTCCCACAAGGGGAGAAGGAGAAACCGTGCCGAAACCATGATTGGCGATGTCGCTTTGGCTGCAACCGAAGGTCGCGTAATTTCCGGTCGCGATCGGGGGCCAGCATGCGACTTACATCCAACCTGCTTCTTGCCTGCGCGCTGCTTTCGGCCTGCTCCGGCTCCAACGGCGACTGGGGCGCCGATGCGATCGCGTCGGCCGAAGCCAGGATGCGCGGCCTGATCAACGACCCGGCAGCGAGTTTCTCGCATGTGGACCTAACCGGCGACAGCGCGACCGGCCAGACCTGCGGCGTCATCACAAGCAAGGTCGGCATCTTCACCAAGCAAGTGCGCTTCATCGTCTATATCGATGGCGCCGGCCCCTATGTCGAACCGGGCCTCGGCTCGTCCATGTCGCAGGCCGATTTCGACTGGGCCTGGAAGAACGATTGCGTCAACGAAGGCTACAAGGGCTGAGCGCTTGGCTCCTCCTTCTCCCCTT